CACAATTTCAAAAAACAGAACCAGTAATTTACACAGGTAAGCCTAATAACAACGCAGATGGTTGGAAATGGAATAACGGCTTCCAAGATGAAAATTTAACCTGGCTTCTGTAACAAGTTATATTTATTATAAAAATAATATTATTATGGCGTCTCTAAGAAAACGTTTACAGAATCTATTTAGTACCAACGTAATTGTACGTGCGTATGGAAAAGATAAACTACGAGTGGTTGATACCAATCGTTTACAAAGTGTTGGTAACCTAGGTCAAAGCAAAATAGCTGATAGATATACCAGAATGCATGGAGCTAATAAGCACATGGTTGGAGGTATGGGTGGATATGATTCCAACTACTATATGCATCAAAATCGTATGCAGCTTTATGCTGATTATGAAATGATGGATAAAGACCCAATTATATCATCAGCGCTTGATATATATTCAGATGAATCAACATTAGCTGATCAATTCGGCGATGTGTTAACTATCAAAACGAATAATACTCAAATACAAAAAATACTTTATAATTTATTTTATGATGTTTTAAATATTGATTTCAATTTATGGACTTGGATTCGTAACATGACCAAGTATGGTGATTTCTTTTTAAAATTAGATATTGCAGATGAAATTGGCGTATTAAATGCACGTCCTTTTTCAAGTTATGAAATTGAACGTTTTGAAGAATATGATGAAGTATCTGGAGAATATAAAATTACATTTAAACATGTAGGCTCTCCAAATTTCCCTTATGATGTTTTTGAAATTGCACATTTCCGTATGTTATCAGATTCTAACTTCTTACCATATGGTAGATCAATGTTAGAAGGAGCACGTAAAGAATTCCAAAAATTAATGATGTTAGAAGATGCAATGCTAATACATCGTATTATGCGAGCACCAGAAAAACGTATCTTTAAAATTGATATTGGTAATATTCCACCAAATGAAGTTGATTCATTCATGGAAACCATTATCAATAAAATGAAGAAAATTCCACATATTGATTCACAAACTGGAAATTACAATTTAAAGTTTAATCTTAACAACATGTTAGAAGATTATTACTTGCCAGTTCGTGGAGGTCAATCTTCAACTAGTATTGATACATTACCGGGTATGACTTTTACCGGTATTGAAGATATTGATTATGTTAAACATAAAATGATGGCTGCTCTTAAAATTCCTAAACCATTTTTAGGATATGATGAAGGAGTAGAAGGAAAAACAACGCTAGCATCAATGGATATACGTTTTGCTAGAACCATTGAACGTGTACAAAAAATTGTTGTTTCTGAATTAACTAAAATTGCAATTGTGCATTTATATGCTCAAGGATATGAAGGTGAAGATTTAGTTGGATTTGAATTAGAATTAACGGCACCATCTATTATATATGATCAGCAAAAAGTTGCATTAATGACTGAAAAAATGGCATTAGCAACTTCAATGAAAGATTCTAAATTAGTTTCTGACAAATACATTTATGAATATATCTTTAATATGTCAGAAGACCAATGGCTTCAAGAACGCAATGATGTTGTAGAAGATCTTAAACTTCGTTTCCGTCAAAATCAAATTGAACAAGAAGGAAATGATCCTGCAGTAACAGGAGTATCTTTTGGAACGCCGCACGATATGGCATCATTACATATGTCGAGCAAAGAGGTAGAAGAAAAGGATTTAGGAGGACGTCCGCCAGAAGGCATCAAATCCGGACAACATAAAAATGCATTTGGATGGGATCCGACCGGTAGAAAAGAATTGAAACAAGCATTTGATCCTGCAAATCAAAAAACAACATTTACACCAGATGCTAGAAGAGACAGAACAGTACGACCAATTTCAACAGAGAGCCACAACATACTTAAACATCTTAAATCTAAAAATAAAACATCTAACATGTTATTAGAATCATTAAAGTCTAGTAAAATAGATAATGATGATAAAGACAAAGGTACGTTATTGGACGAAAATAACATTTTGTAAGAAACATTATATTTATATTAAAAATAAACGGTCGTAAACCTATGAAGAAATTAAAACATTCAAAATATAAGAATACCGGTATTCTTTTTGAAATGTTAGTGCGTAAATTAACTTCGGAAACGTTGTCTTCGAATAAAACTGTAACTGTTGATATTATTAAAAAATATTTCGGTCAAAATACAGAATTATCGAAAGAATTACAACTCTATAATGCTTTAGGAAAAGAGCAATTCCGTAGTGAAGCACAAGCATTAGATTATATACGTACTGTAAAATCAACACATTCAAAACTAAACCAAACGGTATTGAAACGTCAACGCTATAATTTAGTGAAAGAAATTTCTGAAAAATTTGTTTTCGATAACATGTCAAAAATTCATATTAATAACTATAAAGTATTAGCTTCTATTAATATGATATTTGAAAATGACGAAACTGATAATCCGAAACAATTGTTAGAATGTAAAAATGTTATTTTACAACACGCAATGATTACAGAAAAAGCGAAACCAACAAAAGATCCAATTTTAGAATCATATGAATCACAGCCAAAAGATATACGTTTATTATCATACAAGTTACTTGTAGATAAATTCAACGAAAAATATTCAGGTTTAGATGAATCGCAAAAACAACTTTTAAACAAGTATATTACTCACGTAAATGATACTGCCGCATTAAAAGAATATATTCAAGTTGTTATCCCTGCAATCAAAAAAGATTTAGCACAACAAGCTAATCAAATATCAGATAAAGCAACACAAATTAAAGTACAAAAATTATCTGAAATGCTTTGTACGGTAGAAAATATGAAAACTATTAAAGAATCTCATATACTTTCTTTGTTACGTTATTTTGATTTAGTCCGCGAATTAAAGGAGATGCATTAATGAGATCATTCTTAAAAGAAATTGAGGATAAATTCCAAGATCTAGAAGAAACATGTAACTGTGGTAAACCAGATTGTCCAGAATGTAATCCTGAGGAACTTGACGAGATGAGTGCCACAGGCGGTGTTGCTGGATTTAATACCCCTGCAGCATTTGCTAAACCGGGTAAGTGGAAAAGCAAATCTATTAAATATGAATCAGTAAATACATCACCATCATTTAAATGGAAAGAAACGGGTCATCAAAAACCTGAATCAGGTGAAGAGACATCTCAAGATAAATTCCCATTTTCATCTGCAGACGGTAAATGGCCTAATGAAGATCAAGAATATCCAGTTAAATTTAGCAATCAACCATATGGTACTGCAAATATAAAAGATGATACTGAAAAGCATTCACTCAAAGTTGCAGAAGCAATGGATCGTAAATATGAACAACTTATTGAATCATATAGATCTTTTGCAACAGGCGATTCAAAAATATCTCCGGAACAAAAAGTTAAAAATACAATTAAAGAAGTAGCAAAAAAACTTCAAGAAATTGAAACATTAGTTAATCATACTTCAAGATTAAAAACTGAATCAGGTTTATCTAGAATGGGAATTGGCAACGCAGCAGATAAAGCATTAGTAAAAATATCAGAACGATTAACAAAAATATCAGAACGAGTAAGAGCATTAGGAGAATAGTATGTCAAAAAACCTTATCGTAGAATATATGCCATTTAAGCCGGTAGGAACATTGTCAGAATCATCTGGCGCAGCATTTGGCGTACCTGGCGGGTTTGTTGTACAAGGAATTTTGCAGCGAGCAGGAGCAAAGAATCAAAACGGTAGAATATATCCTAGAACCATCTTAGAAAGAGAATGTAAACGCTATCAACAAGAATATATTGATCAACATAGAGCATTAGGAGAATTAGATCATCCAGAATCATCAGTAGTCAATTTAAATAACGTTTCACATAACGTTCTTAAAATTTGGTGGAAAGGCGATGATTTATGTGGAGCAGTACAAATTCTAGAAACACCATCAGGTAAAATTCTTAAAGAACTGTTTAAAGCAGGAATCACTTTAGGTATATCATCTCGTGGTTTAGGTTCTGTTAAAGAATTACGTAGTGAAGGCGTAGTAGAAGTACAAGAAGATTTTGAATTAATATGTTGGGACTTCGTATCTAATCCTTCTACGCAAGGGGCTTTTATGCGTCCTACGAGCATGCACGAATCAATTAATAAAAATATACAACCAAACAAATACGGCAAAGTAAACAGCATTATTACATCAATTTTATGTGATGATGGCAAATGTAGGATTATATAATGAAAACACCAAATTTAAAATACATTCTAGAAACGATTTTAGAAGATCAACCACAAGCAATGTCTAAAGACGAAAAACGAGCATTTGTACAAGAAATAGCAAACTTTTCAGCATTAGGTGAGTCAGTATATGGAAAAGGCAATTTAGAAGAAATTGTTGAACGAGTTAAAAATATTGTTGAACGTGCTGATCGTGTTATGACTGAAAGTGATGATTGGATGGCAAATGCCGCACACAAAAAAGGCAACAAAAGAATGCATGAAGATTATCGAGATTTTGAAGATGCAGCTCGTTCATTAAAAGAAGCACAAGACCGAATGGCCATGGCATATGAAAATATCGGACAACATTTAAACAGATATTTTGATGTTCAATAATTTGGATCTTACAAAAAAAATTATTATAATATAGGCAAGTAATGAGCATATTTAAAAAATTATATAAAGAATTTTTCGGATTAACAGAACAAACAGCACCATCTGGTGCCGGCGCTGTGAAAATGCCTAAAGATACAAAACCTGCAGATATTAAAAAAATGACTGACCAAGGTGTAAATGTACAATTGGAAGGTGATATTGATGAAGCAAAACTAGTTAATAACATAACTGATTATAGAGGTGGAGTAGAATTTGTTTTACGTGATCCTGCAGATGCAGTTAGAGTAACTAACGAAATACAACAATGGACTGCAAAAAAAGGTATTACGTTAGTTAAAAAACAAATCGCAAAAACAGGTAAAGTAGTTTATCTTTATTTTAGATTAGGAGAAGACCCGGGAACAGAATCACAAAAGATTCAAGGATATTTAGCACAAATGCCAGAACTTAAACATTTCAGATTTAAAGTACGCGGAGAACAAGCTCCAACACCTACCCCAGCACCACAAGCCCCAATGTAAAAATTTAATAACGTTATATGAATAAAAAACAAAAACAACATCAAACAATTGTTCCAGGACATTCACTAGCAGTAAATGTAGTAGGCTCCTTAAGAGAAGATTTAGCATTTGCTCTTAAAATTTGGAAACGCAAAGTTAAAAATTCCGAAGTTCTAGAAAAAGCAAAAGACCGAAAAGAATTTATTAAACCGTCAGTTAAGAAAAGAAAACAACTTCAAGACGCAAGATTCATTCAAATGATTAAAGATAGAAATTCTTTTTAATTAACAAAATAAAGCCCTAGCTAAAAAAGTTAGGGCTTTTTTACTGGTTTTTCAATCATGCTCATATTTATTTGTAAATACATTATTTCTTATATAATGTCTAGTAATTTATATTTCTATTAAGATTTCGAATAATCTTATTTCCAAAAAACAAATTTAAGGAGAAAAACAATGGCAAAATCAGACTTGCTAAAAGAAGCGATTGCTGATGCAAAGGCGGTTAAAGAAACAGCTTTAGCAAATGCAAAGATTGCTTTACAAGAAGCCTTTGCTCCACGATTAGAAAGAATGTTAGCTACAAAACTAACAAATGAAATCGAGGGCGAAGAAGAAGAAATGCCTGCAGAAGAACCAGAAATGGATATGGCAGCAGGAGAAGAAGAAGCACCAATGGGTGACGAAGGAATGGAAGACGACTTTAATTGGACAGATGATCATTTATCTGCAGAAGTTGGCGGAAATGAGTACGATTTCACAGTTGGTATGGGTGGCGACGAAGAGGACATGAGCATGGGTATGGGTATGTCAGCTGAAGAAGAACCGATGGGCGACGAAGAAATGAATGCAGAGTATGGTGCAGATGACGAAGATCTAAACTTAGAAGCAATCATTCGTGAGTTAGAAGGTGATTTGAATGAAGAAGATTATTCAAATGCTGGAACTGATGGTGATGAGATTCACGAAGGTGATCATTATGCAGAAGACGAAAAGGAAATGCCAGTAGATGAATCAATTGATGAAATCATCGAAGCTATCCTTCGTGAAGAAGAAGAAGCAGAAATGCCTGCAAAAGAAGAAGAAAAGCCAGTAGAAGAAGCAATGAAGAAAGATTTAGAAGAAGCTTATGCTACTGTAAATCAACTTAGAGGTATTCTTTCTGAAGTAAATCTTTTAAATGCAAAACTTCTTTACACGAACAAATTGTTCCGAAACTTCGAATTAACAGAAAATCAAAAAATGAAAGTAATTGAAAATTTTGATAGAGCTGGTAATACAAGAGAAGTAAAATTAGTATTTACAACATTGGCTGAATCATTCAAACGTCCAGAAATGAAAAAACGAATAGTTAAAGAATCTTATGCTAGCAAACCAACAGCAACAACTGCGCCAGCAAAAGAATCAACTAGAGTTTTATCTGAAGGATTTGAATTAGCAGATCGTTGGAAAAAATTAGCAGGATTATTGTAAAACAAACAAAAAACAAAAGGAAAAGAAATCATGAGTATTTCAAATTTATTACAAACCAATGATTTCGTACAAAGAAACCAAGCTAAAGTTTTGGCATCTAAGTGGGAAAAGACAGGTTTATTAGAAGGCCTTAAAGGCGAAACAGAAAAAGCCGGAATGGCTCAATTGCTTGAAAACCAAGCAAGACAATTAGTAAAAGAAGCTTCATCTACAGGTGTAGCAGCAGGATCTGAAGAATGGGCTGGTGTAGCACTTCCATTGGTACGTCGTATTTTTGCTGAATTTGCAGCAAAAGAATTCGTATCAGTTCAACCAATGAACTTGCCATCAGGTCTTATATTTTATTTAGACTTTAAATATGGTACAGCTCAACCTGGATTTGACAATGACAATTTAAATCGTACGGGTGATCCATTTGGTTCTCCTAACGCTGATGACTCAATGTTTGGTGTTACTACTACATCAAATGATCCATCAGGAGGTCTTTATGGTGCAGGTCGTTTTGGTTATTCAATTAACGAAACAGCAAGTATCGTAACAGCAGCAACTGGTTCTACACCAACTGCAACACAAGTTAATGGTGACTCTGTTTATTCAGGTTCATCTGCGTATCAAATGGTAACTGTTAACGTTCCAACTAACGCAGATTTATATGCAGTTCGTTCATTTACATTCTTATCTGGTTCAACTGAAATCGTTCCAGTTCAAGCATTCTCTTCAATTACTTCAAATTACACTGCATCATTCGTTGTTACAAATGCACAAGCAACTTTCATCAGTTCATCAATTGGTGCTAATACAGTAAGATTACAGTACAGCAAACAACCAACTGATGTAACACGTGGTGATTTTGAAGACGCTCGTACAGGTTACGGAAATGGATATAACTACGATATCGATATTCCAGAAATTAACTTGGAAATGCAATCTGAACCAATCGTTGCTAAGACTCGTAAGTTGA